ATTTAGAGCTGTCATGGCGGTTAACAGATTTCGTGGTGGACGATATAAGATAGACGACCTACGAAGTCGTTTTCAAACCGTTGCACTTGATAATGAATATCAGGTATTTTTCTCTCTAAATGATAGTGTTAGTAACGAAGCTATAAGACTTGGAATTGATAGAAGATTTTTAACTGAAGATCTTGGACTATATGCTGCGGATGCAGTTCTTCCTGGCTCATCTTTTGGTGATATTGAAGTTGCTGGAGATAGACAAGGTATTACGGAAAGAAATGCCTTTAGTCGAATCTATGATGATGTAACTTTTAGTTTTTATATTGATAGAAACTATGAAGTTTTGAGATTTTTTGAATCTTGGATTCAATTTATCAATCCTCTTTATAGTTCTGTTGAAAGAGGTGTGGCCAAAAATCAAATCATGAAATTTAACTATCCAGACGATTACAAGTGTGAGATGGTTATCACAAAGTTCAATAAGGATCTGAAAGGATCTATAAGAGAGATTGGATTTGCGAATGGTTTGACTTCGGATAGAGATCAAATCAGTTATAGATTCTTCCGTGCATGGCCTCTTTCTCTTGCATCAACTCCTGTAAGTTATCAGGGAATGAACATTCTCAGATGCAATGTTACTTTTAGATATGATCGTTATATTGTGAGTGAAGTAACTTATCCTAGGAAACCACTTGCTGGTGATACAATTAGAGGTATCACTGAGTTTAATAATAGTGCAGTCAGTGGTGATTTTAGTGGTAAAGTTAAACCCACAAAACCAGATATAGACACTGGAAATAACGATACCGAAACAGGACCACAACCACCGATTGACCAGGGACGAGAACTTCCAACAGAGTCTGGTGGTGATAGACTTCGTGAAGATCTTGCGATTTGGGCTCTTTCAAACCAACAGATGATCGATAATAGGAATAGAGCTCCTTCTAATCTTAAGAGTCAGGATGCAATTCTACAACAGGCTAGAGAAGAATATCCACCTGGTTCTGCACAGAGACAACAACTTTTGGATAAAGCAAGAAACCAATACAACTATAAAGGTTCCTTCTAAATAACAATACTGAATAACTCATTATGCCTTTACCAACAATTTCGACTCCTTCGTTTGAACTGACTTTACCATCAAACGGAAAAAAGATTAAGTATCGTCCTTTTCTTGTTAAGGAGGAAAAGGTTCTCATCCTGGCATTAGAGACTGGTGATACTACTGACATCACCAGAGCTATTAAGGATGTATTGAAGGCCTGTATTATCACCAGAGGTATCAAGGTAGATCAACTACCTACCTTTGATATTGAATATCTCTTTTTGAACATTCGTGCAAGGTCTGTTGGTGAGACTGTCAAGGTTCTTGTCAACTGTCCCGATGATGGCGGGGAGACACAAGTCCCTGTGGAGATTGACATCAATGAGGTTCAAGTTGTAAAACAAGAAAATCACAGTATCGACGTTGACATTGATGGTCGATATAAGTTGAGAATGAAGTATCCTTCTCTGGATCAATTCATCAATAACAACTTTGACTTCAAAGATGAAGAACAAGATGTCTTCAAGATGGTGGCCGCTTGTGTTGACATGGTTTATGATGATGAAACTGCATATGATGATTTCACTGAGAAAGAAATGATCAAGTTCCTTGAACAGTTCAATAGTGCTCAGTTCAGAGAAATTGAGAACTTCTTTGACACCATGCCCAAACTTTCACATACGTTCAAGGTAACCAATCCTAACACTGGGGTTGAAAACGAAGTTGTTCTAGAGGGGCTCTCAAGTTTTTTCGCTTGAGTATGGCTCACATGAGTGCTGAGTCATACTATGAACTTACTTTTTCCTTGATGCAGTACCATAAATACTCTTTGACTGAGATTGAAAACATGATGCCCTTTGAGAGAGACATTTATGTGGCTCTCTTAAGAAATTATCTTGAAGCAGAGAAACTTAAACAACAACAGGAATACGGTCTCGGCGGGTAATGGGAGCACTTGTACAAGGTTTTATCAATTTTCTAAAACTTCAAGCCGTAAACAAGGTTCGTCAGGGTGCTGCTGATGATCGTTTAGGGGATAGAGAAAATCGTAAAAGACTTGCTGCAAGAGCCTTCCTTGAGGGTTATGAACCAGACCCAAGACTGTTTGCAAAAGGATCTGATGATGCTCCTGATGTTGTTGTACCAGATCCATTAGTAGATCAAACAGAAACTGCTTTACCACCACAAGCTCCAGTTGCTCCACAACTTGTTCCTGCTGGACCTGGACCATCGGTAGTTGGTGAGAATGAGTATATTGTAAGAGAGATTGAAAGAATCAATCAAAACGTTGCGGCCATTGCTCTTGCAATGGAACAGAACGTTAGATCAGATGCTGAATATCGTCAGTCCGTAATTCAGTCTCAAAGAGAAAGACTTGCACAAAGAGGTGCTGCAAGATCTCAACGTAGAGCATCAAGAAGACGTGGTTTCTTTTCTAAATTGGTAGGAACTGCTGGTGCTCCAGTACAAAGAGCTGGTGGAAGATTGAGAAGGGCTGGAAAAGAATTAGGAAAGGGATTGCTTGGTTTTGCTGCACTTCAAACCATAGATCAACTTAAGAAAAAATATGATCAGATGGAATCTCAGATTATGGAGTTCTTGCGTAATATTCCTGGTATAGGTAGTTTCTTTGGAGAACCAGAACCAACTCCCGATACTGGTGGTGCTTTGATTCCATCACCAGGGGCAGAAACTCCCGAAGCTAAGGCTGCAATTTCTTTGATAAGAGATGTTGAAGGAACGACAGGAAAGGCTGGTGCAAGTACCTTCTTTGGTGGAGGCCAACCATACGGTAACATAGAAGGTAAAACCTTTAATGAAGTTGCTGATCTTCAAAGACAATTTTTAAAAGAGGGGAAAGGTAAATTCTGGAATGCTCAAAAAGGAAAGTGGGACCAATCTGCCGCGGTTGGTGTTGGTCAGTTCATGGAACCAGAAAATGCATTAAGAACATATCTTGGAGAGGATCCTGCTACAACCAAATTTACTGAAGCAAAACAAGTTCAGTTGATGATTGCCATTGCGGCTAAAAAACGGGGAGTTGATTTAAATAAACCACTTACAATTGAAGATATTCGAAAATTAAATCCCGAATGGTCTGGTTTGGGTCCGTATTATGGACAAACAACTAGAACTCATGAAGAGTCTTTGAGAATGTATAATGAGAGATTGAAAAAAATGCAAACTCAAAAGGTTAATTTTGTGATGCCTGATGCATCTAAACCAGGAGCTCCTGCTGGTGGTGGATACAAAATAGGTGATGTAATCTCATATTTGCCACCAATTTACATTGATCAAACAACCAAGAAGGCCAACAAAGAACTTGGTGCTGGAATGTCTCCTGGTTTTGATGTTGCTTCTGCTGTTATGGATCCTTCTCTTGGAAGGTCTGTGTATGAACCTCTTCTGGGAATCGGAGTAGGATAATATGTTAGATGTTTTCCAAACAGATAGATTCAAACAGTCCTTAAATACTCTCTCCCAGACAACAGGGAAACTCGCTGGTATCATGAAAAATGATGCTAGATTGAGAGCAAGAGATTATGGAAGAATTTCTGAAAATAATAGGAGACTTAGAAGAGTAATTCCTATTATCCCTGGAGTTCTTGGAACTGCTGGGTATATTTTTGGATTACCTGATCCTTCGGAGGGTTTTGGCCTCCCTGGTTTTCCTGGTTTTGGATTGCCACCTATTCCCCCTCGTCCTCCTGGCCCTCCTGGACCAGGAGCTCCCCCTGGGCCGGTGGGCCCACCAGTTGGTCCTCCACCTCCTCCACCTATTATCAAAGAAGACGAGGTTGAGGAACCAACAGTTGTTGATGTTCCCGCTGATGAGAGATCTCCTGACGCAAACAGAAGAAGACAAGAAGAGGCCAAAAGGGAAGCTGAAAGAAAACGAGAGGAACAACGAAAGAAGGAAGAGGAAGAAAGACGTAGAAGGGAGGAAGAAAAACCTGAAGTTGAACCTGCCCCACAGACAGTCCCATTACCAGAAAAACCAAAAGAACCAGAACCAGATAAAGAGGCCGAACCTGGGAGAGATCCAATTCCTCTTCCTGCTCCTCCTCCACCTCCAATTCCTCTAACTCCTCCTATTCCTCGTCGTAGACGAAAGAAAGAGAAAGAGGAAGAGAAGGAGTTGGTGCCTACAAGGATGACTGCGTATCAGTTTGAATTGGCATTAAGATCTAGAAGACAACAAGAAAAAGGTGCTGATCCTGCATGGTTGGCTCCATATTATCAATATTTGGGTGACTATTTCCGAAAAACACAGAGATCTGGTGCTGTTCAACTTCCTGATGGTGGATTACTCACCATGAATGTGGTGGGTGGACTCGTTAACAGAAGAAGACCAGAATTCAAATACTATAATGGTATTGAGTGGGCAAAAACCACAAGAAACACACAAAAATTCTCAGATATCATGAATCTAGTGCAGACAGTTTTTGCTGTGATGGGTCCTTTTACTGGCGCACAAAGACCAACAACTCAACCAGGAAGAACAACTACCACACCAGATCCAACCTATAGGCCACCGAAACCAGAACCTGCTGTACCACTACCATCACCAGGGAACGTAATCGTTCCAACTTCTCCTGGTGGTGGTCCTCTTGGGCGACCACAACCAGTTCCTAAAGCACAACCAACTCAACGACTTTTACCTGCACAGGGACTGACGATTGATGTGACCCCTACTCAGTCATCTACCACTCGCACTCGTGGAATTATTGAACAAATTTTCAACCCAAGTGGAAGACCCACAAGAGTTAAACAATTTAGTGATGCTTATAAAGAATATTCTAATGAACAACTTTATATGATGATTAGAAAAGCAACTGACTCTCGTACAAGAATCGAATACCAAAGGATCCTAGATAAGAGGATACAAGAAAATGTTTTAAATGATGCTGGAGCAGTTCAGGGTCCAGTACCTGGCCCACAAGCTTCTGCTATTATTCAACCCATCATTGTCTTTAGAGACCCACCAACGGCATGAGTTACATAAAGAACGTAAAAATCACAGACTTTAAAATTGTCGGATTGAACGGAAAGACGGCCACTATTGGTGATGGCGTGGTCAGTATCATGCAGTTTGATTATTTTGAGAGTATCTTCGAACCTGCTGTTTCGGCCTCTGTAGTTCTTGTTTGTGATCAAAAGATTGTTTCTGAACTTCCAATCAGAGGCTCTGAACGAGTTGAGATTACTGTTGTCCATGATAGTGGATCTGTGGAGTTTACTGATTGGGTTGTTCGTGGTATGAGTGAACCATCAACATCATCGACTCAATGTGTAGTTCAGTTGTCTTTGACAACACCCGAGAACATAAAACAGGAATTCAAATCAAACAGATTGTTCCAAAGATATGATTCAAAAGTTCCCATCAGTACACATGTCACAAACATTCTAAAAACTTTTACAGACAAACCAACAGACATTGAGAAGACTGCAAATTCTTATGGATTCTTCGGTAACTATTGGAGACCATTCAAGGCCATCTATTGGCTAGCCAGAAGATCCATGGCCACTGGTGGTGGGGATCGTGCAGGATTCTTGTTTTGGGAAACTAAATCTGGGTACAATTTCAAGAGTATTGACACGATTGCTGCTGGTGCCAAAAACTCTGTAGTTCAGTCATTCTCACAGAGAGAGTATGTGTCTGAAAATGATGACTCTGACAACTATAAAGTTTTGGCTCCATTCATGGAGTACAATCAAGACATCATCTATAAGATGAGAAAGGGTGGATATGGTGATAATACAAAGTTCTTCAATCCATATACTCTTCCACAGACATTTCAACCAGAAGAAATCCACAGATACTCTGAAACTTTTGAAAAGGTTGATAGTTTTGGAACAGAAGATTTTGTAAGAATGGCCTATAATATTGAGGACAATCCAACGGTTGTTGATGTCCAACCATTTATCAGTGGAACTATGACTCAAGATGGAACTGTTGACCCAGAATCGGACAGTGGAAATCCTCACAAATGGATGAGTCAATCAAATATCAAATATCAACAGATTCTCTCTCAGTCACTAAGAGTAACCGTACCCATGAACCTTGAGTTGGAAGCAGGTGTTCC